AGAATCTGTTTTACCGGACGTGCTACGCAGAGTTAGATGACTATGAGGATGATGAGGGGGATTGAAAATGACACATGAAGAATACTTAGAAATCAAAAATCGGTATGAAAAAGCAAAAGAGATTAACTCTGCAATCATATTACTCAACAGTGAAATTAAAGTATTGAAAAGAATTGCAGAAGAAGATAAAGGATGTGTTGTTAATGTTTGTATAGACATTGGTCTAACAACAAGTGATATTTTAGCAATTATTGAAAGCAAGAAAGCAACGGTCTCTGACCTTGAGCATAAACTTTCGGAGGTGCGAAATGATAAAAATTGAAAATGTTGAAGTGGTAGGATGGGAACACGCTATAAGAGGGATGAGAAACCCGTATGATTCGTGGGATAAGTCGGATAGTTGTTCGGCAGAGACATGGGAACAATTCAACAACTCATTGCAAGGATTTGACGCATTAAATCACTTGCCAAAAGAAAATCCATCTCAAGATAATAAACCATTGCTTGATTTTCATGTTGGCGACAATGATTTATCCCTCATGAAAAAACTTGCAAAAGCAGGAACAGACCACAGGAAGTTTATGCGTATGATAACAGTGTATGCAGATATCACAGCACCTATGTACTGGTGGAAAGAGGCAGACACTTACAAGGTGGGGACTGTGAGAAACAGTTGTTCGACTATGCACTGCATAACCAACAAGGAATTTACGATTGACGATTTTAGTCACGAACATTTAGAGGATAACGACTTAGGCTTTGATTATGGTGGAATGTATGATTGTGATAGTATGACAATGCTTGATTTTATAATTTCTGGATTGAATTACTATCGAACGCAGTACCTTGAGACAAAAGACAAGGATTACTGGTGGAAGATAATCCAACTTCTTCCGTCAAGCTACAATCAGCGGTCAACTTTCATGCTGAATTATGAGGTGCTATCGAACATTTACAAGTCCAGACGCAACCACAAGTTGACGGAATGGCAGACGTTTTGTGAATGGATAGAAAACGATTTGCCATACAGTGAGTTGATAACTGGGAAAGAGGTGTGATATTTGCTATGAAGTGCGGATATATGACTTGCCGATACAACAAAGACAATTTATGCACACATGAAGACGATGGGAAATTATGTAAAAATGTTTGCAATGCCGTACTTGGAATAAATGAAGATGGGTGCGAGTTTTGTAATAAATATCATTCGCCAAAAGGCGGTGTTAGCGGAAAACATATTCCAGTGAAACCAACGGTATCTTCAAATAAATCTTCTCCAAATAGTGCGGAAATTCATATAAGCACAATAGAAGAACCGTGTATCATGCTTTTTAATAGGTTCTTAACTGCTGGATATATAGACATTAAATATTGTCCTATGTGTGGACGTAAATTGAATCAAGAAGATGAGAAAGTGGGTGCGAAATGACAGAATATGTAGTGATTTGCGAAAGTAAAATCAATGGAAAGGGCTATGTGCCGGAAGAAACATACAAACAACTGATGAATACATATTTGAATTTTAAGAGCAGGACGGACGAGGAAAAGAGACGATTAAGAGAGAAAATTGCAAAATTAGAAAAATGCAACAAAGATGTTAAAGACGAGAATGATTGTTTGCGTTGCGAAATAGGCGAACGCATGAAAAACAATGAAGAAATGGAAAGAAAATCGGACTTTTACCAAATAGATAACGAAAAACTAAGAGAAGAAATTGAAGTAGGATTGCGGTCTGAATGCGAAACTGGAGTTAGTTTTGCTGGAAGACTCAAGGAATTAAAATTAGAAATTGATAGGATAACTGGAAAGAAAAATCAAGAGGAAACACCTCTTTCACAGTTGGCATATGAGGAAATTTCAGAATCATACACTTTTGAAGAACTGGTAAAGAAGTGTGTGCAGCAGGAAGATGAGATTGAGAGAGTAAAGCAGATAAACAATGAACAGAGATGTGCGCTTCAGAAATACTATCAGAAAATGGACGCAATTAAGGAACTGACAGAGGGATGAGTATAGCAAGAGCATTGAAACTGACGGATGAACAGTTTGCAAAAATTATTAGGAGTGAGGTTATTTATGACACAGAGGGAACTAAAACTGAAAATTGTAGAACAGGCAGAGAACATAGCGAAAATACTTACAAAAGGGAAAGATTGCGAGATAAGGAAGTCAGCAAATGGGGTTAGTATTGCGGAAATAAGCAAAAAGGTGGTGGAAAGATGAAGAAAATACCAACATTGTTTGAACGAGTATATGAAAATCATAAAATTGTCGACATACTTCCAAACGTCACAGTGGGAATGGAGTGGGTTCTTGATGGAGATGGCATAGCAACAGTGAAATGTGATGGCTCTTGTTGTGCAATTATCAATGGTGAATTTTACAAGCGTTATGACGCAAAGAACGGAAAACCGATACCAGATGGTGCTATCAAATGTCAAGATGAGCCGGACAAAGTAACTGGACATATGCCTTGTTGGGTAAAGTGTGATAGGAATAATCCGTCTGACAAGTGGTTTTGGAGTGCTTATGACAATTACAGAGATGAACATGCAATAGAAACAACAACCAGTGGACTATTCGGTGGGAAAGTATCTATAATGCGAGAATTTGAACTGCCAACTATGATAGATGGAACATATGAGGCGGTTGGAAAGCATTTTCAAGGCAATCCGTATAACTCAAAGTATGACCATTTAATAAAACATGGAACATTTATCATTGAAGTTGAACGAACATTTGATGGCATAAAGCAATATCTTTCCGAAAATTACATAGAGGGCATTGTTTTCTGGAAAGATGGAGAACCTAAATGCAAGATTAAGCGTACAGACTTCGGTTTTGAATGGAACGGAAAGGTGTGATATTATGGGAATGTATACAGAGTTAAATATTGGCGTTGCTTTTAAAGAGGATACGCCAAAAGAAATAATAGACGCTGTTAAGTATTTGCTGTGTAAAACAAAAGAGAAACCTTGCATAGAACATAAATTGTTTAGTTGTACTAGACACAAAATGGTTTTAACTTGTGACAGTTTTGCTTTTGACAGCATATCAGATAGTAAAATGGAATATAACCATATAGACGGTCAATATCACTTGAACGTGAGAAGCAATCTGAAAAATTATGATTCAGAAATAGAAAATTTTTTGGACTTCATAAGTCCGTATGTAGAAACAGACGGATTTATTGGGTATTACAGATACGAAGAATCAGAAAATCCCACATTGATATATATTGATAATGGCACTTTGAAATATAAAAATCCGTATGATGATTTTTAGCGTTGCGGAGGTCAGCAAAAAACTTGTGTCGAGGTGATACTATGAAAAATCCGAAAATCAGAATTGAGAGTGATGGAGAAAAGACGGAAGTATACATAAACGGTAAAGAGGTAAAAAGAGCAACAATGGTTGATTTTAATTTTAACCACGATGTTGACAAGGAACGACAAGACATGGTAACGTGCGAATTAACTCAATATGTTTTGGATAGTGACAAAAAAATATTAGTCAAAGACAATGAATTTGTTAGAAAAACAATAAATATTTTATAACATCTAAGGCATACGCATGATGGAGCGTATGTATCAATGCAAAATGGAGCATTACTTTTTAATTTTGAAAGGTGGTGTTCCATTTTTCTATGTCAGAATCAGAACAGCAATACAAACACGCCATACAAACTTTAAGAGACGCTATCAAGAAAGACGGCGTTGACCTTGACAAACTGCGAGGATTGTTAGATATGTGCATAGGACTTCTGAATGAGAATTATGCAGAACGTGATTTTTGTTTCAAATGGACTACATACATCAAACAGGCAGCACAGGCACTTCATATTCAGACGCAGAATGAGGACTACGGAAATTTATACTGGGATACAATGCTTTTCGAGGCACAGAACAAATGGGTTGACAGTTATTTTCTTTACCTTGAGAAGAATCGTGAGTACAAAGAACGGTTTTACGCACCAAAGAGAAAACAATTTCTAAAAATGGGATTGACACAAGCACTGCAAGGCATGATTGATGACGAATACGACATATTGTGTATATCTCTAGTACCCGGTGCAGGCAAGGCTTTGAGTATGGATTCTAAAGTCCTCACGCCGGATGGATTTGTGAAAAATTCATCATTAAAGGTAGGGGATAAGGTTATCGCTGCGAATGGAAATATTGCGAATGTAATCGGAGTGTATCCGCAAGGCGTAAAAGAGTTGTATGACGTATATTTAGATGACGGCTCTAAATGTAGGTGTTCAAAAGACCATTTGTTTACTGTACAGAGTAGATGCGACAGACAATACGAAACAAGAACTGGGATACATAAGACAAGAACAATAACTTTAGAAGAAATTATTGATAATTTGCGAGTTGAAAATGGCAAGCGATTAAATTACTCGATTGATTATGTGAAACCTATTGAGTTTAACGAGAAAAATCTATTGCTTCACCCTTATGTAATGGGTGCTTTGCTAGGAGATGGAGGTTTATCCAGTGGTCAGACAAGATTTTCAACAAATGACAAAGAAGTGTTGGACGCAATGAATGAATTCTTGCCGAAAGGGTATGAGTTAAAGCATGTATCAAATTATGACTATGTCGTAAAAGGGCACGAGGGAAACAATTCGAAGTGTGGAAGTTTAGTGAGCATTGCTTTGAAAAAGTATGGGTTGTTCGGCAAAAGAAGTCATGAGAAATTTGTACCGAAAGAATATATGTATGCTTCAAAAGAACAGAGACTATGGTTGTTGAGAGGGTTATTAGATACAGATGGATATTGCCAGAAAACAGGAATAGAGTATTGCACAACCTCAAGACAATTATCAGAAGATGTTATTGAACTTGTTCACTCTTTGGGTGGTTATGCAAGTTGTAGGAAAAAGAAAGCAGGATATAAGAAAGATGGGAAATACATACGATGCAAAGATGCCTATGTAATTGCAATACAGTTTTTTGCGGATAGCGAACCAGTTTTCAATCTTACTAGGCATAAAGAAAAATATAAACCAAAGAGAAAGAATGTAAAGAGATTTATAAAAAGAGTTGAATATGCAGGAAAAGAAGAATGTCAGTGCATTATGATTGACGATGATTGCCATTTGTATATTACGGATGATTATATCATTACCCATAATACGACAATCGAGAAGTTTTTCAATAGTGCGGTCATCGGTTGGTATCCTAAAGATTTTACTCTTTTCTATTCCCATAGCGGAGATATTACAAGAATGTACTATGACGGTGTATATGACATTGTGACAAGTGATGAATATACATGGAATGAAATTTTCCCAGACTTAAAGATAACATCTACAAACGCAAAGATGGAACAGTTTAATATCGGGAAATACAAACCGTTTCCGTCATTACAGACAACATCCGTCGGGAGCAAGAACGCAGGTAAGGTAAGAGCGTCAAAGTTTCTACTTGTGGATGACATGATAGGCGGTATTGAGGAGGCTCTTAATCCGGCTGTGCTGAATAAGTTGTGGGACAAGTATTCCGTAGACGCAAGACAACGTAAGATACAAGACACAGATGGAAAGAACTGCAAGGAAATACACATTGCTACAAGATGGTCAGTGAATGATGTTATCGGTCGTATAATTCGCAGTTATGAGGGTAATGAACGTGTAAAAGTCATATCTGTGCCGGACATAGACCCAGTTACCGGAGAGAGTAATTTTGATTATGAATATGGTGGGTTCACAAAAGATTTTTTTGCAGACCAGCAATTACTCATGGATGAAATTTCCTACAGATGTTTGTATAAGCAAGACCCGGTAGAACGTGAGGGATTGTTGTTTCCAGAGGACAAGATTAGACGTTATCTTAATCTGCCGGAGGGAGAACCAGATATTATCACTGGGCAATGTGACACAAAGGGAAAAGGTACGGACTACTTTGTACTGCCTTGCCTGTATAAATATGGTGAAGATTATTACTGTGTGGGCTGCGTCTGTGATAATACCGCCGATTATGAGCTGCAGTATGAGAACTCTGCAAACCT